TCATTTGATCATGATAGATTTGCAGATCAGGTTTATAATTGTATTCATAAATTTATGATTACTTACAATGTTAATGATCGTTTGAAGGAAATGTATGGCAACTACAATCTTGAGGAATGGAAACTAAGATATTCAATGGCACATCGTGGAGACAAGGGAACAGATGAGAATGTAAAGACAGAATTATTAATAACAAATTATAATATACATCCAGTATCACCACTTGAACAATTACTTGTATAATGGAACTTAAAGATTGGTTAAACTCTATTAATCAGACTAAGAAAAACTTGATTAATGAAGATCCTTCAATTGAAAAGGATTATCCTCCTTATATCATTAATAGATGTTTATCCGGACATTTTGATGTAATATTATTAGTGAATGAAATGAATTTATATTCATCATTACCTAAAAAAATGCAGTATGACTTCTATGTAAACTCTGTTAGAAAAAGAAAAAGATTCTCTCCATGGATGAGAAAAGATGAAATTGACAACATAAATGTAATTAAGAAATATTATAAATGCAATAATGAAAGGGCAAAAGAGATAATAAAAATACTAAATAAAGAACAGGTTGATTTTATTAAATCGAAATTTGAGATTGGAGGAAAAAAATGACTGTTCGTGAACCTGAAGTTAATTGGTCACCAGACCAGATGGTAGAAATTATTTTAAATGAACCAGATGATTTTTTAAAAGTTCGTGAAACTTTAACTCGTATAGGTGTTGCATCTAGGAAAGAGAAAAAGATATATCAGTCTTGTCATATTCTTCACAAACAAGGTAGATATTTTTTAGTTCACTTTAAAGAATTGTTTGCTTTAGATGGAAAACATGCAAACCTCACTCAGAATGATATTCAACGTCGTAATCGCATCGCACAATTAATTACAGATTGGGGACTTGTGTCGATTGTTAATGTTGATCAAGTTAAAGATATTGCACCTCTTAATCAAATAAAAGTTTTATCATTTAAGGATAAAGGTGATTGGATATTAGAGACAAAGTATAATATAGGATCAAAGAAAAAAAAAGTTGAAGTTTAATTTTTAATGAAAAAATTTATATTTGATGTTGACGGAACTCTAACTCCTAGTCGGAAACAGATTGATCCAAGTTTTGAAGTATTCATGATTAAGTTTTGTTGTAAATATGACGTTTATCTTGTTACCGGAAGTGATAGAAAAAAAACTATTGATCAAGTTGGATTAGATGTTTATAACAGGTCAAAGAGAGTTTACAATTGTGCAGGAAATGATATATATGAGAGAGAGAATTTAGTTTATAGAAATCCTTGGACTCTACCTGAGGATGTAAAAAAGTTTTTACTCGATGAATTAGATTATAGTCAATTTCCATTGAAGACAGGTAATCATATTGAAGAAAGACCCGGTTGTATTAATTTTAGTATTTTGGGTAGAAATGCATTATTAGAAGAAAGATCAATTTATAAAGAGTGGGATGAAATTCATAATGAAAGAATCGATATCGCAGATAGATTTAATTTACATTTTCCAGATTTATTTGCATTTGTTGGTGGGGAAACTGGTGTGGACATATCTTCAAAGGGATCTGATAAAGGTCAAATTATAAGAGATTTTTCTTTTGATGATGAGTTGCATTTTTTTGGAGATCGCATGGATAAGAATGGTAATGACTATCCTTTAGCAATGGCAGTACAGAAAAGGGACGGTTATACGTACCATGTAAATGATTGGGAGGACACCCGTACACGACTTGAACTGTTTACCGAATAATGATTAAATCCTTAATGTTATAATTAATATTGAATGCCGAAAGGATTCAAATTAACACTCGCTTACTAAGGAGAACTATGAACTTACAAAGATATCACTCTGCAAATTTACCAGAGTTGATGAAAATTATTTCAAAGAACGGTATAGGTATGGATGACTACCTTGACCGATTTTTTAATTCTTACGAAACCACAACAAACTATCCACCCTACAATTTAATTCAGGTAAATAATGTTGAGTCCATGTTAGAAATTGCTCTTGCAGGATTTACTAAAAAAGAAATTAAAGTTTATACTGAATATGGAAAACTTGTTGTTGAAGGACAAAAAGAAACTAAGGAGACAGGATCCGAGTATGTCCATCAGGGACTGGCTCAAAGATCTTTCTCAAGAGCCTGGACACTTTCAGACGATGTTGAAGTCCGAGAGGTTCAATTCAAAGATGGACTTCTTACCGTTAAGTTGGGTAAGGTAGTGCCAGATCATCATGCTCGTAAAGACTATCTCTAAATATGATTGAGTTCGAGATGGAACTTAGGGATCTTGACGGATCCCTTTTTTTATGTTATAATATATAAAGAAAATATAATTAAATGGAAAAGAATATACAGTGTATTTGTTTTTTGAATGGACTTACAGTAGTTTCAGAAGTGGTAGAGATTATGAATGAAATTGGTGAACCTGATTGTAAACTGATAGATCCATATAAAGTTATTAAAAGTAATAATGATGAATTTGTTTTAGAACCATGGTTAGATTGCACTAATCAAAGTGAAATAATGTTACGATCTGCAGACGCACTTACATTTGTGGAACCAAAAGGTAATATACTAGACAAGTATATTGAATTAACTTCATAATGAGATTCTATACCAATGTTCAAATGGTTGGGGATAACTTTTTAGTTCGTGGTTACGAAAATGGTAAACACTTTATGAATCGTGAAAAGTTTTATCCAACTCTTTTTGTTCCATCTAAAAGAAAAACAAAATATAAAACATTAGAAGGAGAATATGTAGAGTCAATTGAACCTGGCACTGTAAGAGACTGTAGGGAATTTATTAAAAAATATTCTGAAGTAGAAAATTTTAAAGTATATGGAAATGATAGATATATCTATCAATATATTTCTGAGCAATATCCAGAACAAGAAATAAAATTTGATGTAAGCAAGATTAAGATTACTACATTAGACATAGAGGTTAAATCTGAAAATGGTTTCCCAGATGTAGAATCTGCTGCAGAAGAGATACTTCTTATATCAATACAAGATTATAACACAAAACAGATTCGTACTTGGGGTCAAGGATCTTTTAACAATAAACAAAAAAATGTTATATATCGTGGATTCAATTCTGAGTATGAATTGCTAAATGATTTTATCAACTGGTGGATGATTGAAGATAATACACCAGAGGTAATTACTGGATGGAATAGTGAACTATATGATATTCCATATTTAACTCGTAGATTAGATCGTGTTCTTGGTGATAAGTTAAAGAAAAGACTATCTCCTTGGGGTTTGGTAACTGAATCTGAAATCTACATTGCAGGACGTAAGAATATTACATATGATATTGGTGGCATCACACAGTTAGATTATCTGAATCTTTATAAGAAGTTTACTTATAAGGCACAAGAGTCATATCGTTTGGATTATATCGCAAGTGTCGAACTTGGTCAGAAAAAACTTGACCACTCTGAATTTGATACGTTCAAGGATTTCTATACAAAGGGTTGGCAAAAGTTTGTAGAATATAATATTATCGACGTTGAACTTGTTGACCGTCTGGAAGACAAGATGAAACTCATTGAACTTGCCATAGTTATGGCATATGACGCAAAGGCTAACTATGCAGATGTATTCTCACAGGTTCGCATGTGGGACACCATAATATACAACTATCTTAAGAAAAGAAATATTGTTATACCACCAAAAGAAAGGTCTGATAAATCTGAAAAATACGCAGGTGCATATGTAAAAGAACCAATACCTGGTAAGTATGATTGGGTGGTATCATTTGACTTGAATAGTCTGTATCCACATTTGATTATGCAGTATAATATTTCACCAGAAACTTTGTTAGAACAAAGACACCCATCAGTTACAGTTGATAAAATTCTTGATGAAGATCTTACATTTGAAATGTATAAGGACAATGCTGTGTGTGCGAATGGTGCGATGTATCGAAAAGATGTGCGTGGATTTCTTCCAGAGTTAATGGAGAAGATCTATAAAGATCGAACCATATACAAAAAGAAGATGTTGGAGGCAAAACAAGCATATGAAAAAACAAAAACAAAAACATTGGAAAAGGAGATTGCCAGGTGCAACAATATCCAAATGGCACGGAAGATCCAACTTAACTCTGCTTATGGTGCTATTGGTAATCAATACTTTCGTTATTACAAACTTGCGAACGCAGAGGCCATCACTCTATCTGGACAGGTATCAATCAGATGGATTGAAAACAAAATGAATGCCTTTATCAACAAAATATTAAAAACGGAGGATGTCGATTATGTCATTGCTAGTGATACTGATTCTATCTACCTTAACCTTGGTCCTCTGGTGGAAGTCATATACAAAGATCGAGAAAAGGATGCTGCGAGCATTTGTTCGTTCCTTAATAAGATCTGTGAGGTGGAATTTGAAAAGTATATTGAAAGTTCTTATGAAACGTTGGCCAACTACGTAAATGCTTATGATCAAAAGATGTTTATGAAGAGAGAAAACATTGCAGAACGTGGCATCTGGACAGCAAAGAAAAGATATATCTTAAATGTATGGGATAGTGAAGGTGTTCGTTATGAAGAACCTAAACTGAAGATGATGGGCATTGAGGCAGTCAAGTCATCAACTCCCGCACCTTGTCGCACTATGATTAAGGATGGACTCAAGTTGATGATGAATGGTACAGAAGAAGATGTAATTAAATTCATTGATGATTGTCGTGCAAAGTTTAAGACACTTCCACCAGAAGAGATTGCATTTCCTCGCACTGTGTCGAATGTCAAAAAGTATTACAACTATACTGACATCTATGTAAAGGGCACACCAATACATTGTCGTGGTGCACTTCTCTTCAATCACTATATTAAGAAGAATAAACTAGATCGTAAATACTCACTGATTGGTAATGGTGAAAAGATTAAATTCATATATCTTAAAAAACCAAACATCATTCGTGAGAATGTAATATCATTCATTCAAGACTTTCCAAAGGAACTTGGACTTGACAAGTACATAGATTATGATCTACAATTTGAGAAGAGTTTCGTTGAACCACTCAAAGCAATACTTGATGCGATTGGGTGGAATGTCGAAAAAACTGTTAACCTTGAATTATTTTTTACATAATGAACCCCATTGATACAAACCGCATTGCAAATGCACTTGAGAGAATTGCAAATGCACTAGAACACTTCAACATAGAACATGCTCACATAGATGAGATTGATCACAATCATGTTGAGGGAGATGTAAACACTCATGCTAAAAGTTGGTAATTTTTTATGGATTTCTTAAAAGAAATAGTTAAAGAGATTGGTGATGAATACACACAAATCGCAGCAGATATAGATGGAACAGAAAGATTCATTGATACAGGAAGTTATATCTTCAATTCGCTTGTTAGCGGTTCCATTTATGGTGGCGTTTCTACTAATAAGATTACTGCCATTGCTGGTGAAACTTCTACTGGAAAAACTTATTTTTCCCTTGCTATTGTCAAGAACTTTCTGGACACTAATCCTGATGGGTATTGCCTCTATTTTGATACTGAAGCTGCAATCACCAAAGGATTATTATCATCTCGT